GGTTCCAGCCTTGGTAAACAAGGGATACACTTTTTAAGCACCACGGCATCTCGTCAAGCGTGGTGAGGCGTTAAATCTTTACGCTGGTCCGACGGCGAAGTCAATCATGACAGGCACATTTTGTGTGCCAGCGTTTGGGGTAAGAACTCAGGCTGGCAAGGCACGTTAAGCAACTGTGCCAATAAGTGCGGACTGCACTATAACACCATTCACATAGACACTTGGGAATAATGCGTACCAACCGGTGGCCCTATAAGGGCGGAGGTTTTGCAATTTCCTTTAAATCAACCAATTACATTGATCACGCACAGTCGGTAGGCGGGTAAGACCGATTCTGAACCGACTGTACTCACGTAAACACCAATAGGCTGCGGCCTCGCCCGGGAGGGTTATTGTCATGTTTTGTGGGTAGGGGCATGTGTTGGTTGATACCCACGGACAAACGGCGGCCCTCCTAGAGGAAGAAGCTCCGCGTCGAAGTAACCTGACTAAGTCGGTGGGATCCATTACTGAAACCCAAGTCAATGCCGAGGTTTGGGAGGTAGGAGTGGATGAACCATGGGGTCCTATGATCAAGTGTTCATGTGGTTAATGTGGTGTCGTAGTGGTTTGCGCACAAGTTGCTGGGTTCCGTTTTTCTCTGGCCATTTATTATTAACAACGCAAATGACGAATAATGATAAAAAATCAATTGCAGGCCAAAGGCAGCAGGGTTCCAAGCAGGGGGGAAAGAAGCAATGGAAGAAACGATCCCCAGAAGGCGTTTCTGGCTCCATTGTTAAAACCAGTCCACAGAAGAAGAGTGGTGCTGGTAAGAAGGGGAAGTTGGTCGTCAATGCACTAACACAAGCATTGTCCGATCAGTTCGGTATGGCCGATGGTTTGGCTGAGAAGGTTCGCGAGTTAGAATCTAAAGAGGAAAATTATGAAGTTAAGGAAACAGTCGTAACCACAATTGCTTCAATGATTGACCAACCTACCCCAGTTGACGGCAGCATTGTACACTCCACAATTACTGCCATTTTACCAACCGATGTTGATTATAATGTGGAATATATGCCACAGAGAGAAGAGGTGAAAGTCACGTCGGTTTTCGGGGGAGTGAAGGCGAGAGCCATGGCACATTTTGGCGTAGTGGGACATAGTGAGAAAACTTTGTCAGCGGCACTAGCTAAAGCCACGCTGTGGATGGATCGTGAGGGGCTGAAGCTCACTGAGGACAATGTCAAGAAGACGCACGACATAATCTTCAGCGTTTATGCTTCACGCTATACTGTTGGTACTTGGTTTGACAGGGTAAAGTTGGCAATTTATGATTATTGGTTATCCTGCATCGGAAGTACGAAATGGTGGTTGGGAATGGGAACATTAGCCGGCGTTGGAGTCGGGATTGGCCTTTGGATGTTTGGCCTAGGAGGAATCACCGTGGCCGGTTTGACAGTAGCTGGCATTTCTTTTGTTCTAAGGCGACATTTAGAACAAAATGACCTCATTGAGGAGGATTGTGAGTACATCAGTGACTATTGTACTGAAACCGTAGACGTGCCTGAAATTTGCGAAGGAGCAAAAGTACAGACGCCATCTGAATTCAAGTGTCAAGAATGTAAGTTTGCAGTGGGTTTCACCATTTGTCCAACTGACATCTGGATCCCCAGATTATGCACTCACAATGAGCTCAATGCGTTGTGTTACCGACAGTTGTTGCCAGCCATTGGAACCCCTGATGGTCGTGAAACAGCTTGGAAAACTGGCCTACACAGATTGACAAAAGACTTGCCCTTAGTGTTAGAGGAGAATAAAGACACGCCTGAAGAGAAACTATCGCAATTCCTGGAGAAATATCCGTTGAATAGGAGAAAACAGATAGAGGCGGGCTACATCAAAGTGAATGGAACCTATCACATTGGTGAGTGTATCACAAAAGCTTTTGTCAAACGTGAATGGCTGGTTGGAAAGGTATTAGAAAAGAGAAACCCAAGGCTAATCTCAGGGAAAACGGATGAATATTTGGCTGAAACAGGTCCTGATTACTACCACATGATGAAACATGTGTGTAAAACCTACTGGTCCACCGTGGAGTTGGCGATCAAACAATCGTACATATACACAGGTGGCATGACTGGTGATATGATCGGGGCAGTTTTCACTCACTTCGTCGAGAGGGGCTGGCAAGTTATCGAAGCTGACTACAGTCGTTATGATGGTCACAATGAAGTAGAGGCATTGAATGCCGAGATGCAGTATTATGGCAATGTCTTAGATCCGGAAGTTATTAGGGTGTTGAGAAGACAATTGCGGACCATGGGTAGAACTGCATCTGGTATCACTTTCAAGGTTGACGGGAAAGTGGCTTCTGGAGTGATCAACACTTCTTTTGGTAATACTGTACGGGGATTTATGATAGTAGCCTCTTACGCAGCCACGCGCAATATGCCGAAAGAAGAATATTGTGTAATGCAATTGGGAGATGACAACATCATTTTTGTTAAGGACATTGAACGATTCGATTTACCCAAATTCTGCGAACATGCCACTACCATGGGGCATAAAATTGAAGCAATTTATAGGCCTGATCCAGAGTTGGCTGAATACTGTTCCATGCGATTTTGGAACATTGGCTCTGGGTATGTGTTAGGACCTAAACCTGGCAGAATTTTGGCGAAAACGTTCGTGTGCCATGATGCATCACTAACCAAGTCAGATATGGAGGCCTACTGTGTGGAGATTGCCAGAGGCTTCAAAAATTACCGATGGGTGCCGGTAATGGGTCCAGTTGTGAACAAATTAATTGCAAAAACGGCCAAAATGAGCCCAGCAGCCCGCAAAGCCCTTACTTCAAACCCGTACAAAGTGACATTGAAGGAACCCATTGAAGTAGACTGGTCTTCCGTCTATTCTCAATTCACAAAAATTTATGGTATTGATCCTAGGCCTATAGAAGAATTGTTGGCCAATACGGATCTTAAGATGGGGAAGGCTTATCTTCACCCCACTCTCAGACACATTGCTGAGGTAGATGGGGCTTGTTCACAGCAAACTTGGTAATCAAGTTTGCCCCTTTTAAGCGCAATGGAGACAGGCCATGAGAGCTGTCTACGTGTTGCAAACACGCGCACCATAGCCTTGTTGCCCTTTGGTAAGGCAACTTGAAGACATTGGAACCAATGAAAGGTCAACACTCGATGTTGAAGTGCTCCGAACACACATCACCTAGGACAACACCTTCGGCAAGTAGTTGTAGTGTACAATAGCCGGCTCGGTCAGTCTAGACAGCTGACGTTGAGGATAGAATTTATTGTCTAAGCAGAATACGAAGAAGAAGAACTCGAAGGGGGCATCGCGAGCAAAGCCCCGTAGTAACAACAATAATATTTCTAAGCAAAAGTCCCCCTCCCTAGGACGCACTCTCTTGAAGAACGGCCTAGGTGCCCTGGGGGCAATGATTGGACCGGCTGGCGCAACAGTCGGGAGCTCCTTGGGCGAATGGGGAGCCAACCTATTGGGAATGGGTGATTATAAGGTGCAGTATAACACCCTATCCACCAATAGTGTACCTACCATGCACGGCGGAAACAGCAAGGTCAGGGTGTCACATCGTGAGTATCTAGGGGACGTGACAGGATCAGTAGGATTCACCATCCAATCATATAACATTCAACCAGGGTCTGCGTTGACATTTCCATGGTTAAGCTCACTGGCAGAGTGCTATCAATCTTATAAAATTCATGGTATGGCATTTGAATTCGTGAGTACTAGTGCAGACGCTTTGAACAGTGTCAATACAGCTTTGGGGACGGTAGTTATGGCAACAAACTACAACCCCGTGAATCCACAATTCACAAATAAAGCAGAGATGGAACAATATGAATTTAGTTCATCAGGCAGACCCTCCCGCAATCAGTTACACTTGATCGAGTGTGATCCCAAATTACAGGTTATGGATCATCTGTTCGTGAGAACCGGTGCAGTACCCAATGGACAGGACCTGCGTTTCTATGACTGGGGTGTATTCCAACTGGCAACAGTAGGCATGCAAGCAGCGTCCACCATAGGAGAGCTTTGGATTACATACGACATTGAATTCATGAAGCCTAGAATTCAGCCTGGCGGCAACTGGCCAGGAGAGTATACTTTAGTGAGCAATGGACCATACGCACAGGCGACTGACGTATTGGGCTCAATTCAGACGACACCAACAGGCACTTTGGGTATTACTATAACAGCGGGAGGTGCTGGTTGGCAACGAATCTATTTTCCACCATCGATCACAGGAGGTAGATTCTACATTAGCGTGTCATGGACGGGCGGCGTAGCAGCAAATGTCACATTACCAGGTAGAACTGTGTCCAACCTGACAACGTCTAATGTATTCAACCTAGGAGCAGCAGGCTCATTACTATTGCCATCAGGCGGAACATCCAACTCGACTACAGCAGCATGGGAGAGCATAGTAACGGTCAACGGTTATTCAGCGACAGGATCCTACGTTGAATTTGGTACAGGGGGCACACTACCTGCCACACCTACCTACGTCAATATTCTAGTGATCTCGATACCATTAACTGGGTCATACATTTGAGAATATTGCATGGGCATGAGCAACACTCCGGTGTTGTTGGGTTCTCAACCCCACCCACTCAAGAGCTGTAACCCATCACAGTGTAACAGAGGGGTCCACACCAAACAGCTAGACTAG